AGGATTCACACCACCAGAAGCGGTAGAAAGTTTCAAGGCATTATCATAATAGAGTTCACAGGCCCCATCAACATTGAACGATGCTATTGCTTCCCCTGGTGAAGCTTTCTCAAGTCTGATTTGGTTGTTACTGATAAGCATTAAGTTACCAGTACCTTCTTCTCTTATTTGAGAATTAGACCCGTCATGGAATATCTTTAAGTCCGTACTGTCACCGAATTGTGCGCCTGCATTGTCTTTAAAGTGAAAAATATTACCTGACTTATCCCAAAGAACATCTCTGCCTGAAGTTGCTCCCTGAAATGTTACATCCCCAGTTAAAGTTCCACCTGCTAAAGGTAACTTAGTGGCAATACTATTTGTTACTGTGGTAGAGAAATTAGCGTCATCTCCCAAGGCAGCTGCAAGTTCATTAAGTGTATTTAACGCTCCAGGTGCAGAGTCTACTAGGTTTGAAACTGCTGTCTCTACATAGGCAGTGGTAGCTATTTTGGTTGAGTTATTTCCTGCACTTTGCGTTGTGGCAGTACTTAATCTTGCTTCTGCAATTGTTCCTGTAGCCAGATTGCTCGCATGTAGATTGGTTAAATTAGCCCCAGAACCGTGGAACAAATTTGCTGTTACCGTACCAGCGAAGTATCCAGTTCCATCAGGTTTTATATAAGAAGTTTCGGTATTGCTTGAATTAACACCTTTCAACCAAGGATCGGCACTATTTGTTGCGTTTATAACTCTGTTAACTGTTAAAACTCCAGTTAACGTTCCACCTGTAAGATTTAATTTGCTAGATAAATCAACCGTTGCCCAGGTTAAACCTCCAGTGTTTCCGCTTTGTTTCTGTAAAAACTGACCATTAGAACCTGCATTACTAATCTTTAAATCACCTTCCTCAACTGAATTATCACTAACTTCAGTAACACTTAGTGCATCATAAGTAATGATGAAATAATCAGCACCACTTGCTGGTGCGGCTGAAAACAAAATATCACTTCCATCAATTGCAAAACCCTCACTTGGTTGGGACGTTCCAGTTGTAGGTTTTTGGATTACACCGTTAACAGAAACCAAGCATTGAGCACAACTTGTTCCTGGTGGATCACTAAGGGTAAATCGATATGCTGTTCCGTTAAAAGTTGCTGATCCTCCTCCTGTTCCTGAACTACTGCTTAACGTATTAATCTTAAAATTATTTCCACCACCTCCACCTGAACCACTAATCTCAGCAACAGAACCATTATCTTTTTTAGTAAATAATTTTCCTGTATCAGTCCGTATCGCTATTTCACCGACAACTAAATCGGACGCTCCAGGATCGGACCCACTTCCTCTTTTGAGCTTAATTGTGTTAGCCATCAGCTAGGACCTCCAGACGACTTAATAGGTGCCGCCGTCAAGATCGAAGCCTGATACAGATCCGTTTTCAAGGAAAGTAACAAGATCGGACAGAGCAACTTGAACCATTGTTCCATTGTCGTTTATAACCATCCGATCTGCAGCCGCCAATGTTGTTGAAGTAGCAGACGTTGAACCATCAACAATGTTTAGCTCACCAACAGTAGAAGTTATTCCATCAAGTGCATTCAGTTCTGCTGCTGTAGCAGTCAATCCTAAGTTGACTAAAGCAGCAGCCGCTGTACTTGCACCAGTACCGCCATGTGCTACTGCAACATCAGTGGCAGCCCATGTTCCTGAACTAATCGTTCCAACACCTGTAAGACTTGATCCAACAACTGTTGAACCGAGTGTTGTCTGATTTAAAACGTTATTTCCGTTAATTCTAAATGTCTTACCGGATGCAACTTCTATATGTTCCGATGAAGTCCATGAATCTGTACTGTCAACCCAGTTAAAGGTTTTATCAGTTGCTCCTTTAAGAGTGATACCACCGCCATCAGCAGTTGTATCTGTAGGAGTAGAAACCTTACCTAGTTCTAGGTTTTTGTCCTCCACATTGACTGTCGAGCTGGAAATAGTAGTGGTCGTACCATTTACAGTCAGGTTTCCAGTTACCGTAAGGTTTTGAGCACAAGTAAATGTTTGAACTGTTGCTCCACTGAAATCAAGCGTTCCAGTGAAAGTCTTATTCCCTGATACCGTTTGAGCACTAGTAAGTGTGGCGTAAAAACCATCACCACCAATTGCTTCTATGGCTGTTGCAGATCCTCCTGCTCCACCAGTTCCAGTGCCATACCAAAGGACATTATTACCTTCGCTGTAGGCTAATTCTGCATTCTCCAAACTTGAAGGTGCAGACGATCCAGTGGATCTTTTAATGCGGATCGTGTTAGCCATGACTTAGAAGTTACCTCCGTCAACGAGGGATAGAATTGTTTGTACATTGTCTGCTTTGAATTTAGAAGCAGAACTGGAGTAGTAGACAATACTGCCATCTACTTTAGCGGTTTCATCAAGATCTAGTCCTTTTGGACCAGCCGGACCAACAGTTGCAACTTGGACAATGGCTCCAGTCTGAGCCTCTGTAACAGTTACTGTGTTTTTATTGGTCGTTATATTTACGCTGGTCATGCGGTGTAACCCTCATCAACGTAAACAGTTCCCTCAAGATAATAATCTTTCATCCCATTCGAGTCCGTCACCATAACGTCATATCTCAAATCACTTAACGGAAATGTAGCAGTTTGGACATCCGTTAATGCCAAATCAATAATCCCTCCTGTTCTATTTGTGTACGTAACCGCAAAGTCTGCATATTTAGTTGATCTTGCAGTATCCCAAACTTGAGAGGTCACTGTTGAACCAGTTAAATTAATAGCAGCATTACTACTGTCCTTAAATTGGAGCTGCATATTATGATCAGCTCGTTTCTGAACAGTAAAGTTATACGTACCAGGTGCTATCGCCATTAGCCTACTGTTGTGTACTTACCTACTATACCTAGCTTTCATTAGAAATCTTATACCTCTATCTCAAAGCACACTAACGAGTGATAGTTATTCTTTAAGTAGAAGGTGTTGTTGTTACCTGCTGTTTTCTTGACCTGAAAGGCATATGTGATCTGAGAAGTCGTGCCTGGGGAATCCAGTTTGTTATAAGCACTCTGAAATCCTTTTATCTGACCGCCATGGACGCTATCTCTCTTGACCACATGCTCATTGTAGAAAATCTCGGTATCTGATCCGCTGACTGTTCTCACTAAACGACCAGCTAATCGAGCTGTTGCTTCATCCCCATAAGCAAAACCACCCGCCCATTGAACAAGGGCTTTGTTATTCGTATCCGCAAGAGTGATAGTTCGACTAATAACAGTTGTCCAACTTGAAGAGTTGTAATAGATCTGAGTACCAGTAGTAGGTCCAACAGTTTCTACCACTTGAAGTGTTTTCCCTGCACTAATTGAAATGTTTGCTGAACCGTCAAACGAAGTACCGTTTATTGTTCTCGCTGTTTTTAACTTAGTAGCCTTTTCTATCTCGTTTGTCCAACTTAAAGTTCCACTACCATTTGTACTTAAACACTCCCCACTACTGCCTGCAGTCGCTGGAAAGTCTAATGTTACATTTGAGCTTAGGGAAGAAGGTGCTCTTAATGCTATGTAATTAGCAGAGTTCGTACCTGATTCATGCAACCGTAAAGCTTTTCTATTGTCTAAATCTAAATCAACCCTGGAAAGAAAATTACTGTCTAACTTTATACGTTCCGTACCTCCCGTAGAAAAATTAAGTGTGTCTGCTGCACTGCTGAATAATCCCGTATTTGTATCGTCTGATGGTGTTATCCCTGGTAAAGAAGCACTCCCGTCTGGAATCCCTATCGGTTCTGTTGATGTTATTGCTGATCCAGTAACCGTTAAACGAGTACTACCATTTGCAGCAATTGCAATTTGATCGGCTGCAGGACTGAATAAACCTGTATTCGAATCGTCAGAGGGAGTCAAGCCAGGACTAGAGGCAGATCCATCTGGAATTAATACTGTTCCATTGTCTCGTCTTAAAGAAATCCAGTTACCACTTTGATCCCTTCTTTTGAAAATATGATTACTTGTGTCAGCCCAGGCACTGCCTTCCGTTAATTGATTTGTAGGAGCAGTTGCATTGCTATTGTTTGAATTAAGTGCCCTGACAGCGTTTTGAATGTCATTTCTTACGCTACTGCCAGAAGCGTTACTAATTGTGTAGTCATGAATAGGACTCACTTTCTTTACCTACTCCAATAATTGAAATTCATTCTAAACCCTTCGTCCAAAGCCCACAGCAGTCCAAGTAAAGTTTCTATTTACAACAGAACTACCATTTTCAAATTTAACAGTGAATCCAGTGGCAGAAACATTAGTCACATTGAAAAAATCTCCACTCTGAATATTTTGTCCAACAATGCCAATGCTAGGAAGAAAAGCACTTGTTCCTCCTCCTAACGCTGTTGTCCCTGTAAAAAAGGCACTCGCAAAAGTAATTGCCTTCCCTGAACCTGACGTTCCACTAGCTACTGTCCCTGTGCTTTGTTCCGTACGTTGATCCAGTGTTGCGTCATAACCTAATTGATCAACCAAGATGTTTTGGTCTGTAGAACTACTGCTTAGATCAGTCTTGAATTGAAAGGCCCTACCGCTAAATGTACCATTTGATAATGGTTGCCATCCTCCCCATGTCGGACTGGCACTAGGATCTCCGTCTGTAGTCCTAATACTTAAAGAAGCATTTACTTTGTCCACAATTGTTCCGTCCCAATCTGATCTTGCATCAACATCAGGCCATGCATCCATTAAATCTGTAGTGCTATTCCCTCTCGTGACAAAATATCTAGCAATGTCAATTGGATATCGATGCCCTAGATCTAAAGTCTCGGAAAATAAATACGTTCCACTTGTAAGAACGTTTCCACTTCCATCGGAATCAAGTTCTAAAGCATCTAACGTTGTATCAAAATTACAATCTGTTTTTGTCCCAGGGAAAGGAGTCGGACTTAATTGATCTTCTCTTTGATTCTTGACAATTAAATTTTGAAGAGTGACTGTGCTAGGGATTAAAACACTTGTAGCATTTGTACTAAGTATTCCAGAAGAATCGGCAAACTTAACAAATATTTCTCCAGCAACTTTAGGAATTACCGTCTCTGTCTGACTACCTGCTTTTGCTTCAATTAAATCTGTAGAGTTATTCCATATAGCTGTTCCGTCTGTCAAACTTGAATGTCTGACAAAAACTTTCCCTCCTACTTTTACATCAAGATCAACTGTTTCATCCCATCTCAATCTGCCTGAGTTTTGATTGATTGCTTCGAACGTTAAATTCTGAACATCTCCTGGAGGAGCTGTCTTCCCTGGCAAAACATCTGTATGAGTAACAATTGTTCCACCTTTACCTGTATAATTTCGAGCTTGTATTCTTGCTTCTAAGTTGCCTGCTCTTAATAATAATAAATTAACTGAAGGAGTTGAAGTCTCTACTGATTGCCAATTATCGGTATCTATTCTGTACTCAATAATATAACTTGCAGCATTAGGATCTGGTCTATTAATACTATTAATTGTTTTAGTTGGAACAGTCCAACTTAAATCGTATCCAACAAAAACACCTTGCCCTCTTTGATATAAAAACTGCCTTCCTGATGGAGAACTAACAGCACCTGGGGCTTCTCCTAAATTAGAAATATCCCGTTGAGTAACGTTTAATCCTTGTTCTATTGCATTGTAAAGACTACTGTTGTACTTGAGAGCACTAACATCATATTGTCCATCAGTTTGTTCTGATGTCGTTATCACTCTAAATTGTTGAGTCAAAATATCATCTGTTTGAATTGCCCATATTGATTGAGTGTTCGGTGCTTCAGAAAAAGCCGCCCCAGCTGCCAATGTAATTGTTGAGCCAGATATTGACGCAATAGCTTTTTCCTCTACTAATCCAGTAGGAAGGAGAACAGCTATTTTTGGATTTTGACTTAAATCTATATCAGTTAAATTTGTTGTTGCATCAACTGTTACTGCAGTTGTTGTTGCTGAGGAGATTCGACCACTTCTTCTATATTGACCTTTAAGAGGATCTGCAATATCAATAATCATTCCTGGACGAAGAATTATTCCCCCATCAATTGCAACGCTAAAACTGACTGTCTCACTAAGATTTTGTTCTGATAATAAAGTCCACTTCCCTAAGCGATGAGCTTGACCTTGAGAATAACAACCTAAAGATCTCACTTCTTTATTCTTGATTCCTAATTTTGCTACAGCATCTACATCTTCTACTTGTTCAAATTCAACTTCACCTAATCCTTCATATGTTTGATAACCTACGGTACAAGTACTATGCCTTGACTGTTGAGAAGTCCCTGAATAGGCAAAATCACCGTTGACAACATTTGATGGGCCTAATATGTATTGAGAATCAGCAGGCTTGTCTTGTTGCAGAACCAAACTTCCAGATAAATAATAACTTATACCTCTAAAAATAGAGGTCATTTGTTGAATAACATCGTAAACTTCTGTCCTGCTATTTATTAACAAATTACAAGAAAAACGAGGTTCCTGTCCTCCTCTTCCGTTTGAAACTAGCTCGTTACAGTATTGAGAAATAGAGTAAAAATCCCATTTATCAAGCGTACTCTCTGGAATTGAAGGTCCGTACCTGGTTGATATTAATAAATCATACAAGCACCAAGCAGGGTCGTTACACCATGTAGCTGCCCCAAACGTTCCATCCCATGTTCCTGAATATGTAACCCTCCCTATGTGAGTACTCGTATCCACAGACGCATTGCTTGGTAGTTTAATTTTTATTCCTCTAATTAAATATTTTCGTGTTGGAACATTGCCAAATGAACGAGAGTCAAAACGAAGAAAACTAATTGCACTATTTGGATAACGCAACTTCTCATCTATTATCAATGTATAACTAGACAGCCTTACCTCGTTTACTCTCTTAGCACTACCTGTTGGACCGGAAACACGACTAACCCTTACTAAAGCAGTAGTCCATGTAGGAGTTTTCCTTAGTGCAAAAACATAATCCCTCTTGTATCCGCTACTAGCTTTTCCATTTATGTTGTCTCCTGTAGAAGCTGATCCGTCTGGCTCGTTGGGAAGAACAGAAACGTATGAGCCACTGTCATATTTAACCTCTAGTTGTACTTTTACTGAATAACCTAAAATATCTCCGTCACTATTTATTTGATAAAGACTAGGGATTTCAATGGTTACTCTGACTTGATCTATTTCGGTATTGGTTATCGTTATCTCTTTCGCTCCAGCAATCCTTCTCGTATCAGTACCGTCCGTATTGTTTAAAACACCTGTTTGATCAAATTTTTCTTGCTCAGTCCCTTCTAAACTTGTTATATACGCTTGATCTTGAGTCCCTGTTCTAAATTCTGTTTGATAATTCTCAAAGTTTGTGTTCCCCGCACTATCCAGAATGGCTGTCCCATTTAAATAAATGCTTTTATCGCCATCATCTAATCCTTGTATCGGTCCTTCAGACAATAAGTCAAGAACTTTCGCATACTGAATACTCTGAAGAGAATCCTTCTCTTCGGTAGGAGTCCTGTTTCCTCCTCCTCCCTTACTTCCACCGCCACCACCTGATCCTCGGATTAATGTCATAACAGTTGATCTGTGTCGAGCGATGCACTAATAATGGCACTTCCTACAAAACAACGCCCATATGCAATTGGAACAGCTGTTCCTTGTTGAGCAGTATTTGCAATGCCGCTAAAACTATAGTTTTGAATTCGTTCAGTCTCTTTAATCCCTTCTACTGGTGGAGTTGGAGAAAGAATTTCTGCAATACCGTACAAAACCATTGCAGCACCTATGTTTCCAATTGCTATTGCTGCTTGCGCTCCAAGTACTCCCACTCCTGCTCCTCCTGCTTGTAAACCTAGAAATCCTGGTGCTCCAGCAGCTCCTGGTCCTAGAAAAATTGCAGCCCCAATTAAAACAGCTCCAAATAAAATATTCCTTACTCCTCGACCAGCTCCTGCTATTACAGGAGTAATACTAAAAACCTCTCTCTCACTCCAAGGTAATCCTAAAACCTCAATATTATCGTTATTAATTTTCTCCTCCCCAACTAAAACCTTATAGCCGACACCATCCTTCTCACTATCCAAAAGCCATTTATCTAATCCCGGAAAATTTGCCATCAAAGCTTTTAAAGCTTCAGCAGGAGTATTGACGTCAAATTCAAAATGACCTTTGTCTCCTAATCTTTTCTTTAAAGCCCCGTAAACCTTAACGACTTTCATGACGTAAAACCTTCGCTGTCATCTTCTGATAATAGCCGCCATAGATGTCCCTACTGCTCAATCTTCCTTGAACATGATGTAAGACCATTTGATTCCCTATGTAGACAGCAGCATGATTTGGAACAGGGGATTCTAAATGCATTAAAAGAGCATCTCCATATGCAAGTTCTTCAGATGGAATTGTATGAAAACCTTCTTTCTCAAAATTATCTAAATACAAATTCTCTCCTTTTTCCCACCACTGATCTCTTCGATGATAATCATACATCTTTAGTCCAAATTCTCTTTCATACCAATCTCGACAAAGACTATAACAATCAACAATCCCATGGGAAAACTCACGTCCCACATATGGGAGTTTGAATCCTATTGGTTCGCAATATCCCCATTCTTCTGTCGTCGGATTAACAACAAACCAAGGAACTCCTACTTTCTCACATGCAACACGATCAGCAGGAGAAGGTGTCGCTGAGGTTATTGGATGACTATGAACAACAGCCATGATCTCTCCCTTCTTTTCTACCTCTAAATAGTCAGTAGGATCAAGAATAAAATGTTCGTCTGGAGTCTCAGCTAAATTTTTGCAAGGGAAATAACGCCTTCGACCTTTAACTACAGCAACTAAACCAGCACACTCTTTTGGAAACTCATCCTTTGCATGCTGAAGGACTTCCTTTTGAAGAGCTGGAAATAATTTCATCGAATAGCTCCTGCCC